GTTGAACAGCTTCTGGTGATAGAGCCTCCCTAGGATCTGTAACAAGCGTTCTAAATCCTTGAAGCGCGTCCTGAAGCATTCCTGTTGCAGAATCAACAAAATCACCATCCGCATACCCACGAATAGGCGCAACGCCTGCCATGATGCCGCCGCCTTCGCGCATCTGTGGTGTCTGAAACATAGGCCTGTTCATTGGGTCTTCGTACATTACTGAACCTCCGCTTCTTGGCGGTTAACTTTTGAGTAGTCTACACGGTAGTATCCGTCTTCAGCTTTATGCACGGCTGAAGGGTTAACCTTCATCAACTCTTGAGCCATTACGCCCTCAGTTGGCGCATTAATACCCATGGACTTGGCAGTATCATTCCAATCCCATGTGTACCATCCAACACCAGGCTCAACCTCGCCAACCTTCATAACATTTTCTTTCAATCGAATGTCTGATGGAGGCATGAATTGCGCCCCGAAGGACAAGGCACTTCCCAACCGAGCAGCGGTATTAGGCTGTTGATAAGTTCCAACCCCCTGCTGGCCAGAGCCGAACCCAGTGGTGTAGCTAGGCATGAACGGAGCGCCTTGGCCAAGGACGTTAAAGCCGCGCTGCAGCCTCATGAACGGTTCATCAGCCATTTGAGTAGCCGCTCTGTAGTCAGAGGTAAACGCTCGATCTTGTATTCCTCGACCAGTCGCGCCCAATCCAGCCGTCGTTCCAATTTGGCTAGTGAGCATATCGAAGCCTTGGCGACCAAGACCAGCAATACCTTGAGCGCCTGCGCGAAGCCCTTGTTGCCCCATTTGGTACGCATTCATTGCGTCACCCAGGGCGCCACGAGTCTGTCTGTCCATACCGCCTGCAGCACCCTGCAGACGCGCCATTTGATCTCCAAATATGCCAGAGCCAAGCTGCTGGCCAGACTGGAAGTCTCTTGCTAAGCCAGAGGCGATGTCTGCACGCTGCCCTGCTAGAGCGCCAATACCTTGTTGTGCTTGCAAGCCAAGGGCGCCACCTTGCTGTGCAAGCCTGCCAGCCAACTCTTGAGTTGATATACCCATCTGCGCGGCACGCTGAGCGATGTCTGCCTGAGAAGTCAGCCCGCTAAGCCCAAGCTGACCACCTTCAAGGGCGCCACGCTGAGCGAGTTGCTCTGCACTCAGGCCAAGGTTTGCTGCTTGTGATGCAGCACTGATGCCTGTCTGAGCGCCTGCTTGGCCCAGAGAGCCGGTTAATTGAGCAGCTTGCTGCCTACGCCCTTGTGCCTGCTCAAACGCCTGCTGAGCAGCCTGTTGAGCCTGCTGGAATCCTTGTGAGCGCAACTCGGCGCCAGTCTTAGCTTGTTGCTGCAGAGTGTTTCTGTCTATCTCGGCCTGCGCTATGGCTCCACGAGAGCCTCCAAACGCACCAGCACGCACCGCTTGGTCGCGGGCGCCAATCTTTTGCTTCTCGCCTAGACGTGCAATCTCTGCTTGCTGAGCGTCAATGACATTCTGCGTGAACGGACTCATGAACTGGCCAACGCTTGATGGGTCAAATTGATCGCCTGTCCCTGCAAGACCAGCAATGCCCTGCATCGCTGTGCTTCTACCCATGTCACCAGAAAAACGAAGATCTTGTCCTGCCATTTGTGTCTGCATTCTGGCTCGTTGTGCGGCGTCCATTGCTCCTGCTTGAGCGCCACCAACTTGACCACCGATGCCTTGACTAGCGCGATCCATGGCTCTTTGGCCAATTCGAGATTCTCTATTTGCGCCTCGTCCAGCAGCCATCATCTCCTGCTGAGCCATAGCGGCTTCTCTGCCCATGCCTAGCTCAGCGCCACGAGTATCACCGGCAGCGCCTCTCATCATGGCTCTAGCGTTTTGATCCATAAACTGTTGACCCATACGAGGGTCATAGCCACGAGTGCTTTGTTCATACAATGCACGAGCGCGTGGATCAGCAAACGCTCCTGCAGAGCGCGGGTCAAAACCTCGAGCAGATTGTTCATACATGTCTTGAGCGCGAGAAAGCTGCTGACCGAAACCGCCTAACCCTTGAGCCATGTTTCTAGCCTGTATCTCCATTGGAGATAGACCGGCCACTTGCTGCGTTGGTATAGGTATCGGCTGGTTTATCATCCCGTATTCGGGATTGAAGTACAGATCTTGTAGCTGACGAGCAGTTAATTCAACTCCGGGGGCTGAATATGATTGGCCTGCCTGCGGTTGGACTGTCGGCATGCTTTCGTCTGTTTGACGTTGTTTAGTCTTGCTGCCCATAGACAATGCAGTGCCTGCGATGGCTGGAATGAAAGGAGCGAGGGCTGCAATAAAAGCTTCTGGCTGACCCGTCTCTGGATTGATGGTTAAATCACCGATTGGCGAGGTCTTTCTTAAAACATCAACTTCTGCTGGGGTCATGTGAACCAGCATGGAGTCTCCGTAGCGGCCTTGCTTAGCTAACTTCTCAGCCTGACCCTTCATTGGGTATTTTTTATTGGCCATTACGCTTTCCCCATCGCCTTTTCGCCAGCACGTTGTAGTGCGTACATCATTCTTGCACCCTCTTGACGCTGCTCAGCTTTTGTTTTGCCAGCCCCTTTCAATCGGCCAATGCCTCTGACGGCTTTTGCGTTTACAACAAACTCGCCATCGCTAAGCATGGCAGGTATGTCATCAGATGTTTCAGTCCCTGGGCCAGAGATCGGGCCGTTCATGCGGGGATATTCAACCTCGCCGCCATCAGCAAGCCCGCCAAAAGTGGGCGGCGTTGCATTTCTCATGGGATCGCTATAGCCCAACATAGATGGGTCACCCATTTGGCGTAATGCATTAGTGCCCCCAGCAGGCTTACCCGTTGCGAAGTCTATGAATCTGTCACTTAATCCTTGCAAGGCTTCAATACCACTGTTGCCTGAAGATTTACCGCCACTCTTGATGTATTCAATAAGCTCTTCACGAGTCATGTCTTCAAGGCGCTTTTCTTGCTTCTTCTGATTCGCTTGATAATTCTCATTTGCTTGCTGAGCCATACCTCCAAGCGCCTCAATACCTCTGCCAATACCGCCTCCAACACCTTGAAGGGCATTGCCAATGGCGCCTCCAGCACCAGTAAGAGCACCACCTATGCCTCGGCCAATGCCCCCTAGCGCAGCCATGATCCCGCCACCGGCCATGTACTGAGGTTGAACTGATGCAATGCCGCCTTCGGCCATGCCAATTCCTCCACCAATTCCAGCCATGCCGCCGAAAAGTCCGCTTAAACGCCCAGGACCGCCTAGACCAGAGAAGATGTATTCTTGAAATGTTTCAAAAGGAGGAAGGCCTCTTTCAATTCTGTCTTGATTTATTTCCTGCATAAACGGGCTGTCATCAAGGTTTATTTCTGACGGATCAGTGTTATCTGTTGTTTCTTCATCCCCAACAGGTGTGCCGTCAGGATAAACCCTTATAACTTCAGGCTCGGTACCAGGTGGCACATACCCTTCAGGCACCTGTGGAGCAATGAGAGGTCCGCCAACGTTGGGCGCGGCCCTTTCGTAATTCAAATAGTTGGCGCCACGAGCACGTTGTTGTTGAAATCCTCCAGCAAACGGGTTGTCCATGTTGCCAAGAAAAGCAGATTTAGCCGTGGCGGGATTAACTCTTAGGCCAGGGTTCATTTGTTCTAGTCGGCTAGGAGGGAAGCGACTAAAGTCTGCTTGTGTGTAAGCTCTCTCTACGCCTTGACCAACCAACGCTTGGCCACGGTCTATTCTTGCTGTATCACTTCTGCTCATTTAACACTTCCACCTTCGTCTTGCCTGACGCAGTCTAGAGTTCGGATCTTTTGCCGCCTTAGGAAACTTCTTCATTTGCCCAGCAGAACGAGCACAGAAAGACTTTCTTCGTGCTGCGCGTTTACCTGTCGGCTTATCCTCTGTCACCGCCGTCTTGAGTTTACTACCAGGATTAGCTCTGCGATAGGCCTTTACGCCAGCCTCAGTCATGCCTGCACCCGACTCAGTAGAACGAAAGTTCTTTTTGTTTCTTTTAGGCATGGTGTCAGGCTTGCGTTTTGCTGCCCTTGGTCGACCACCAACAACCCCGCCATTAGAAAATTCTTCCGCATAACGTTTGAACATCAGGAGTACCTTGTTCTTTTGCGTCTATCAGACATGACAGCACCACAACCCCTGTGGTTGCGAAGAACTTCTCCGCCAGAAGCCTTTTTGATAATCGTTTTAACATTGGTGGGTTTGCCGCCCACGCCCTGTGGTTTGGCGCGCTTTCTTTTGACCGCGCTACGTCGCTCACCTTCAGTCATGGCTTTTGCTTTTGACCTCGGCACACACTTAGGGTACTTGCGCTTTGATCCTTTAACTTTAGATCGGCCACATGCTTGGAACTTACCCTTTTTTTTGGGCGCTCCAATGTCAACCCAGTCGCCCTTTGAGCCTTTGCCAAACCATTCCTTCAGGCTCATTTAATGCCTGCCGTTCTAGCTCTCTTAGCAACAAACCCACCGCCGCTTTTGTTCCTAGGCTTTGGCCCTTTGAAATCTTTACGTTTTTTACCAGATGGGTCTTTGATCTTGCCTGCACAAATCTTGCTGGCATAGGCATTTGCGTAAGCCGAAGGGTATACCTTGAACTTACGTTTTGCCGCAGCCTTTCCTCTAGCACAAAGTTTTGTCATGAACCTACACTCACCACTATGCTACCTTCTGTAACAACCTGAACAGATCCAACAATCGCTGTCGCTTCAAGCGGGTCTGTTTCGTAAGGCAGTCCTTGAGACAGACTGACCCATTCGTTACCACTATATACCTGAAGGGTGTTTATTGTGCTATTCCAAATAACATCCCCTGCATTGAACTTCAACTCATCTCTTTGAGTTCTTGTAAATTGCGGCGTTGCGTCTGGGTCAAAAGCGTTAAGACTAAGTTCTAACAGGCGAACAGTGCTGTTAAAAGTATCGCTATCTACCGCTTGGTTACCAATAACGGTGGGCAAACGTCCTCTTAAAAGCTTACTCATCTTCGACCATTAGGTTGTAAATCAAGCCTAGTTGCGCCGACCCTAAACCCAACGCCGCTTCTTACGCCAATATCCCCATCATCATCTGATTCAAATCGGATCACGGCCTGCCTTCCTCGAGCACGAGTGTCTATCTTTGTTGTGCTTGATGTGAAAGAAGATGTGTTGTCTGTAGATAAAGAGTCACCTGGGAAGTTTCTAGCTTTCAAAACAAAGTTAATCGTTTGCGTTGACCCGCTATCACCTGTGAACTTGATGTCTGGAATGCATCTGCGTATGAACTGAAACTGTTCGCCGTCACCTAAGTCAAAGTCGGCGCTTTCAACAAAGACGTTATTCATTGGCTGGCCGTCATTATCGTGGCCTGTTTCGTGAGAGTAGATGTAGTTTTCTGCACCGTCGTACCCAGCAGCCCTCGGAAAGCTTTCTAACCCCTCGTCAAGCCAAGCTGTTCTAGATAGCTCACCAATGGCCCACGTCTGCTCGACATAATTATATGTAACGTAGCGGTCTATCGACATTGAGTTCCCGGATGGATAGAACCAACCCACTTCTTGGAACTGCTTGTTTACAAACGCATGGACCTGGAACCCTTGGTCTGCGTTAAAGTCATCTAGTACATGAGAAAGAACAGTGCAAGTAAGAGGGGTTATGCTTCCTCCGTACTGATAGAAGCCTTTTCTGTCCATCCAGAACACGCCATTAGGTGTGCTAATTGATGCGTTTGGCCCAATAATACTAACGCCGTCACTGATTAGGTTTAAGCCGAAGGTAAGAGGCGCGCCAATAAACTGTAAGCTGTAGAGGGCTACATCCGTCCATATCAGCGTTTCTTGTCGTGTTCTAAGGCCACTAATAATTTGTGATCCTGCTGAACAACGCAGCGAACCTGCAGTATTTGTTGATGTAGGAAACCACTCTGCAGCATTCTCTTGGTCAGAGAAGGCAACTAAAAGAGGATCAAGGGTTCCCGTTCTAGCTGTTGCGTTATCGTTGATTGGGTCGGCACCAAGGGCAATTACATGCCGGTCTACGTCAGATACAAGGACTTGCAGCGCCACGGTTGGTGTAAAGTTTGCGCCAGCAAGAGCAGAAATATTTACCGCACGATCTGAACCTAAGTTTTTTGCACTGGTGTCCCAGTAGTAGATGCCTCCTGCTCGCACGTTAGCAATCAAGTCCTCGCCAAAACTATCCATGGACCACAAGCGTAGTTGGTTCAACGGACTCAGTGCGCTAGAAGATCCCCAAGCGCCGTCACCCCAAGCGCCGACACTCCACCCTGTGCCATTAAGGAATACGTCAAGACCGACGTTGATTTGATATGCGCCCACAACAGAACTGCCACCATTACCAGTATCACTGCCGTTTGCCGTAACCGTTGCGCCAGATGTGTCCTTTGCGGTGATGACATATGTATTCGTGTCGCTAAGCACTTCGATCTCATACTCTTGGTTGAGGACCTCAGCAGTTATGTTGCCGCCTAGCGTTGCGGCCCCGCTGAAAGTTACAAAATCGCCTAGAGATGCTCCGTGAGCGGTGTCTGTGACGGTGATAGAGCTAGACGTATTCGTAGCGCCAAAAGTTACGTCGCCTGCCGCAGTGGTTGAGCGAACCGGCGTTATGTCGCTATAGTTTGAGTCCGACGAAATGTACAATTTGCTTCTGGTGCCAATGCCAAGAAGCTTAGTTCCATCAACAGCCGTCCAGCCCAGCAGCTTTCTGCCTGTTCCCTCATAAGAACTACTTAAATATTTAACCCAGCCACCGATTTTTTCTGCCAAACCTTGACGAAATCGGACAAGATTGCCGTTAGACCAGCCGCCTTCAGCGGTGTAGTCAGTGCCCTCTTTGTTAATACCAGGGTTGAATATGAACTTTTGCAAAGGCATTAGGCGTACTCACCATCTCTTATCATTTCAGTAATTCGCAAAGCTCTCGTTCCAACTTGATTAGCCCACTTGCTGTCCATGAACTCATCGGCAGCTATGTCAAACTGTTGCCGCGACATAGCTTCTAGCGCGTTCACGAAGCCACGAAGCCTAGTCAAACCAAGATTGAAGCAAATATCAATCATTGCGTCACGTCTAGCTTCGTTTAAGTCTTCAAACCAATCGTATGCTTCTGAAAGCTCCTTCCTGACTCGCTTGATATCGTTTTCAAGCAGGTAGTCGATCTCATCATCAGATAGCCCTAGCCCAGACTCGCTGATATTTCGCCCAACACCCACAGTTTCGTAGCCAGCAGAGCACAGGTATACATGGCTACGCACACCTTCATGTCGCCTAATCATCTCAACCAACCTGCTCATAACCTTTCTCCTTCTTAGACTGTCTTAATCTGAACATAAGATCTTGATACTTAACAGGAACTTCTATGTTCATTGATGTCTTAACATCTTCAAGAGGCATTGATAGCAATGCAGGCCAATCCATGCCGGAAAGCCATTGCGCCTTTCGCCCGTTCATGTATGCCTCAAAGGATACTCCAAAGACACCCCAACCCTTCTTTCGAGCATGAGTGATTGTCATGGGTAGAGTCATTACGACCATTCCAAAATTTGCAAAGTTTCCTTGCACGAA